TGCCATTCTACATACCAGACCCCGCTCCTTGGAATTCCCGTTCCGCACAAAGTCCCTGTTGAATTTTGAGTTACATACTTTAGATTACCCTCGGATACTGTTGGAACATACCCTGTACGAGGAGACCCCATAGGAAGTGTTGCAAAATTATTAGTAGGCGTATCAATCATCTGGTCAGAACTTGTGAGTCCTGAAGTAGTGAAATTGTTACTGTTGCCTGATACATCTGTGCCGAGTGCAGCAGAGTTGCCAAAGTCTAGCAAGAATCCGTTAGTGCCGAATGTAAGTCCTGATACGTCTTTTGGAACCCACACACCGTTTTTAAATTCACCAAAGTCTGTTGGAGGTAATTGCTGACCATCTACAAATACTGGTTCAGCTAAATAACCATTCATATAGCTACTTGTATAATCGCTTGTTCCACTTCCAATAGTGTGAGCAATATTACTATTAATTTTTGTATTATAGTTTTGAGCAGGATAAATCTGAAAAGATGTATCCCAATCGGTATATCGTTCCCCATTAAAATATACTTTTACTCTATCAGTGCTTGTTGCCTGTGTTGTATCTACTGCAACTACAACGTGATACCAGCTAGAATAATCACGGAATGCTTTTTTAGTGTAAGTTCTTAAACCTAAAGTATTACTACCATTATAGTCCTGATACCAAAAATAATCGCCCGTTGCGGTGGGATAAAACGTTATAAATGCATAATTCGTCACACTTGTACCTGACGACAATGTTTGAGAAAGATAAGTATTATTAGGCCCTGATAATTTTGACCAACAGCTATAAGTCCATTTTTTATTATTTGTAGGAGTGCCAAATGTTTTAGTTAATTTTGGCGAATCCGGAGCGTTAAACCGCGCAGAGTTATCTATCGTGTACGGATAGAAGTCACCGCCAGCAGCATTACCAGCACTTGCTTGTATTAGTTTCTTAGAGCTACTCATTAAGCCATCGCCTGTCCAGCAGTAAAGCCGTACCAAGTAGTACCGCCATCGTGCGTGTAGAATACAAAGACATCTGTCGCGCCACTAGCAGACAGTGTAGGTGCTGTACCAGCGGGCCAGTCAACTGAAGCGGGCCATGTGATAGCAGAGCCGTTGTTGACAACCTTCAGGGTGAAGCTAGAGACAGTCCCGGATGTAGCTGCATTGCTAAACGTATAAGTCACCGCACCCGCCATTGCTGTGGAGAAGTTGTTGCCAGTGTCCAAGTCTATGGTAACTGCACCGCTTGTGCCTGTGGCAGCGTATTCTTCAATGTATTGTCCTGTGACTGAGAGATTGCCATTGGGGATGGTTACGTCTGCATTTATATCTATGATTAATGCTTCAGTGCCTTTAATGTCAAACTTGTGTGCCGCTGAACCTGCACCGCCATCGTTGGCGCTGTAATTGATAATCCCGTAATTGCCACCAGCGTTCAGCGCATTTCCTAATTTTATAAACGCTCCACCAGTTCCAGAAACGTTATCACTTGTGCTACCTGCTCTTAATGTTAGCGACCTTACCCCTCCAGCATACGAGCCTACTCGACCAATAACTTTATCAACGTCAGCCGCAGTGCCTATGCTTATATCACCCGTTACAGTTTCATTGCCAGTAACAGTCAAGTCGCCATTGTTTATTACAACATCACCACCGTCTGTGTAGAGAGCGTTGCCAGAGCCGTTGTTGTCAATGAAGACTGAGTTGCCTGTGCCAATGTTGTTTAAAGTAATTCCTGCTCCGTCACCGCCTTGGTACATATTTAGGAGCGAGCCTGTCTGTGCGGGAGTAGTAGCCGCAAGTCTAAGCATAGAGCCTGTAAAAGCACCTGAATTGGTCTGAATGATAGCGCCAAAGCCGCTAGTTAAAGAATTGTCTGTTACAGAAAAAGCATTACCAGTAGTCGCACTAGACGTTATTGTCTGGTTGCCATACAAATCAAAGCCCGTTGTAGTGATATCTGCTCTAGGCGTAGCATTGACAACGTCATAAATTTGCAAAACGCCTGCTGTGTTGTATATTTCCCACTGCTTTGTTGCACCCGCATACCAATCAAGTGCGCCACCTGTTGCACCTTGTATTCCTAAGACTGTGTAGCCAGCAGAGCCAGCCGAGCCAACTGTGAAATTTCCTGTGGTTGAGCCTGTGCCAGTAACAGTCAAGTTGCCAGTAGTATCAAGCGTAGTAAACGAACCAGCAGCCGGGGTAGTACCACCAATGGTAGTGCCATCAATAGTGCCGCCTGTAATAGCTACTGTACTTTCATCATAGTCTGATTGTGCAACAAAACTCAGAGTCCCAGCACCGTCTGTCTTTAAGACATAGCCAGCAGTAGAGTCTGTTGTGGGAAGGGTAAAGGTTGTTACAAAAGATTGCAGGTTGCTATCGTATGCTAATACATTGGCACCGATGTCTGCATCAACTAATATCGTTGCATCGTATCCTTGTACACTTACGCCTATGTCGCTTGACTGTAATGCTGAGTCAGCCAGTGTACCCTGGGCAGCAGTAGCAAATGCTGTGGCTTCATTGCCATCAAGCAGGTCAGCATCTAACCCAGAGCCAGCTCCATCTACTGTCTTAACGGCAGTAAGTATCTCAGAGGCTGTCTGGTCTGCTGTAGCACCCGCTTCTATTGCATCTAGTTTAGTTTCATCAGCAGTAGTAAAAGACGCTGTGGTGGCTGTTAGAACAGCACTGAGAGGTTGTTTGTTATCAAGCTGTGTCTGTATATTGGAGGTAACGCCATCAGTGTAGTTAAGTTCTGTGACGTCAGCTGTGATGCCATCGAGGGTGTTAAGTTCAGCACCAGTAGCGGTAATAGCAGTGCCAGCCAAATCAATAGAATCAACATACGCAACACCATTAATATAGATGTCTTTCCACTCTGCACCAGTAGCGCCAATGTCATAGGTATTGTCAGCAGATGGCAGTATGTTGGACGCAATGTCGGCAGCCAGGTTAATCGTGTCTGTAGCAGCATCACCAAAAGTAAGATTGCCAGATATTGTCGCATCGCCTGTAACACTAAGATTTCCTCCAACCGTGACATTGGAACTAAAAGTAGCCCCACCAACAGCAGAGAATGCCCCAGACGCACTGAGTGTAGTAAAAGATCCTGTGCTTGCTGTCGTGGCACCAACCGTAGTGTTATCTATGGTCCCACTGTTTATATCAATGCCCAGTACAGGCGTTGTGCCGTCCAGGAGACCATCCAGGGCGTCTAGGTTTGTGTTTAGTTTGGTTCCCCAGGTATCGTCAGATGCGCCGACTTCGGGCTTCGTGAGCGAATAGGTAGTGGTAGTTGTATCAGCCATTTAATTTACCTCGATTCCTGGCTAGTAGGACCGTATTCTGAGTCTCAGGCCTGAGACACTAGCTTTAGATTTATTACTCTCATTATTGATTGACCCAACTGCACCAGCATATAGCACGGACCATACCTGTATCCTGGCATCGTCCTTTAAGTATGGCGCTGACTGCAGCAATGCGCCGTAAAGATATATGTCAGGGTGATAATTCAATATCCAGTTTGACGCGACACTTGCGGAAAGCTTGTCTATCTCTTCGTAATATAGAAATTCCGCTGTGTAGGATGCGTCAGGTGTTGGGAATACTTCTATGCTTTCGGCGTTAATGGCGTAGTACCTAGGCTTGCCCTGGGCATCTCCGGTATTAACGCGGTATTCAAGCATTGAGTCCAGGGTGGTTAGATTTAACCCGCTGCTCAGACCGTCATCTAAGTGCAATCTGACAGGTTGTATCATGTCAGCTGGTACTGATGTGTACCTGGAGTTTATAGTGATGTTAGCCCGCTTTTGACCGCGCCAGTGACGTATTTCACGCTCCATCTGGGCTTCGGCCAGGGAGATAAAATCAGGTATAACGGACGTCAGATCATCCCGGTTCAGGAAATCTGCGATGCTTGCCTTGAGTTCTGTGTATGTAGTTATAGCCATTGGTTCTACCCTGTTTATGGACAGAGTATAGCACCAAAGAGGCTTTTATTTACGTTGCGCACCGCAAATTGTTTTAGCTTACTGCAGCAATCCTCTATAAGCGGGAGGTAAAGTCATATTGGGTAATTCTGAAGCTGACCTTTTTAACTGACGTTTTGCCCGGCCAAGATACGCATTTGCCTGGTTTATTTCTTCTTGTGTGGTCGCTTTTCTTTGCAGTTCTAACGATCTGTCAACCGCGCTAATCGCGTCAGATCGCCTTTGCACCATGTCTAATCTTCCGGCGCTTCTCATAATATTCCTCCCACTTGGCGTCTTCATTAGTTCATTAGGACCAACACCAATTCTATCATACGGGCTTGTCATATTAATAGTTCTGCCTGACTGAGCTGGGACGTTGTATCCAGCACCTTCAAGAAGGCCTCTATATGGCTCCATTGACATAAGGTCCCCAAATGCTGGCGTGGAACCAATGGCTTCATCTGTGAGTAATCCTCTTGATAGTACCTGGCGCGATGGCATAGTTTGCATGCCTCGATAAGCTTCAGGCACCGGAAGGTTTGCTGCCTCTAAGCCTTTTACTACATATCCAGGTTTATTAGATAGATCTGATAATGTTTTCCCAAATGACCAGGCCGTCTCCTGAACTTCTGCTGGAGTCCATCCTAAAAGACCGGCAGCCTCCCTGGTTAAAGCATTCTGCGCTAGGTAGCCAGGCCCTTTGATCCCTAATGCGCCATATTCATCAACAAAGCGAGATCCCGCGCCTTTTCTTGTTATTCCTCCAAACAAGTCTTGGTCTACACTTGATAACTTTGACATCCAGGCGTCATTCGTCACCTCGTTAAAATCACCTGCTAGGTTTCTTGAAAAACTTTGTACCTTTGGACCTGATAGACCAACATCACCCATCAAGTTTCTTGCATCTGGCGCCGCCAAAGCCCTGAACGAATTATTTCTCCATGCTCCCAGGACAGACTCTACGCCTTTGCCACCTTCTACAGACCGGCCAAGTACATCCAGTATTTGACTCTGACTCGTAGGCCTTCCAGCTGCTTTCCAGTTGCCCCATGTGGCCAGGGCATTTTTAAGGTTAGATTCTACTGACGTCTGTGGTGACATCGCGGCAAGTAAAGCTGTAAAACGCTGCGGGTCATCAGGGAATTGAGGGTTTGAAAATATATTATCTATTGCATCGGTTGACTCTTTATACCAACCCCTCTTTGCTCCACCAGCTTTTGCTACATCAGCAAGTTCTTTTGCGGTGGGCAGCTGCTTGTATATTTTTACAGTGTTTTCTGCAGCGGTTTTCCACCGTGGCGTATCAAACAAAGCTTTTTCTTCGTCCGTTAGGAACTTGTTCATTTTGGCCATTCCAGGGATTTCTTTTGCGGCCCTGGCGGCTACATCCCCAACCTGTTTTACTATGCTTGGCGCCGGTACAAATGGAAGAATAGACGCCAGCGTCATACCGTAATTGAAGAAGTTTCTGCTTTCTTCATCATTAGCATACATTCTGGCATCAGATATCAAGCCTGCAACATCAGCAACACCAGGTATTTGTGACGCCATCAGCCAGTTCAATGAAGCTTGAGTCATATCCTGTTCTGCAGGATCTGGGGCCACATAAGGATCCATACCTATTCTTGCTCTACGCTCATTCTTGCGCTCTAGCGGCATATTTCTAGGTTCTTCAGCCATTATCTTTCCTATTGTTTCTTAATTATGACCCCGGCAGGGCCCAATTTAGTCTTCTCTACCATATACCCGTCGCCCAATACTGACTGCACATAACCTTGCAGCTCATCTGGCATAAACCCTTTCTGATAGGTACCTGCAGATGTTTTTATTGAAAGGCTTTCAGGTCCAAGCATCCCATGGGCGGACATAACGTCTTTACCCCTTGTTGAGATAACAGCGGTTCCGCCAGGCTTGAGGACCCTGCCAATTTCCTGGACTATGCCGGTGCGCACATCTTCTGGCACCACATTCAGCACATTGAAAGATGTCACGTTGTCGTATGAGTTGGCCGGTATATCTGCCGTGTTTGCAAATGTTGGATTAAACCCTTCTCGCGGGAACGGCTCGAACGTGTCGCTGCCAACCTCTTTTGCGCCTATCCCTCTTCCTGAACCATAGTCCAGCGTCTTACCTGAAGGCAACAATTCCTGTGCCTTTTTGTAAGTGCCTGTAGTTGTCGCTACCTGGGTCTTCTGTGACACCTCTGGTATTGTGTTAAATGTTGATGGGTCGTAGGGCAGATGATCGTAGGGCTTTTTGCTCTTAGGGTTTACTTTTAGCGATGGCGACAAGGACATGTACCAGTCTGGCATCCCACTACTTGTTGGCACCTTCTGCAGGGCGTCTCGCACAATGCTTTGAGTTCCTTCTGCAAAATACTTATTGGTATCAAGTAATCCGCGCAACAGTTCTGGGTTCCTTTTTGCCCAGAAGCTTGCTCCAGCTTCGGTTAATAGCGCATCTGGCGCAAACGGTATTCCTTCCATCTGCTCTACTGCGTCATACATATCCTGTCCGAGACCCTGCCGCTGGAAGCCTGGATCAACCCTGCTATCCATTGAAATCAAGTACGGATTACCAGCAAGGTCAGTGTCTCGCCTAGTAGACAGAAACCCTCTGTTCAGGTTATTGCTAGACATGACGCCATAATCTGCTTCGCCGCCATCCATCTTGTTTACCTGCACCTCTGAAAGACCCCGGTCTGTTATTCTTTTTTCTGCGCCCGGTACGGCTTTGCGTATCATTGATGGTGCTGGAATAAGCGGGAGAACACCCAGGGCGGTAAGGCCGTAATTAAGCAGCCCCCTGGATTCGGGTTGGGTCTGATACATTCTGGCGTCTGATAACAGGCCTGCAGCATCTGCTACACCTGGGACCTGAGACAAGGCAACCCAATCAAGCAGGGCCTTTGTCATGTCCTGGCTTTGCGGATCTGGCGCCTGGTAGGGTGACATACCTATTCTGGCACGCCTTTCATTTTTGCGCTGGAGTGGTCTGTTTATAATAGCCATGCGCTGAAGTTTAGCACATATTTCTTAAGCTATGCCTTGAATGTTCCTGCGAATTGGGCCGCCCCATACATGCCTGGGCTTGTATCCTACTGCAAGATATCTGAATGCGTCTGCAGCATGAGATGACCAATCGTGATGAGGCCTACCCCTCCATGCTTTACCGTTCTCATCCCAATCTCTGCGGTACTGGCGTAGGGCGTCTATCCCTCTCTCGCAGCGGTCTACATCAAACCAACACCTATCTAGCATTGTTCTTACCGCCTGGATCCCATCCTCTACCGGGAGCATAGGCGCTACCTCAACGCCGTTCAAGCCTAGTGACTGTAACACCTCCATCCTAGACTTGCCGGTTCCTAGCTCCTTAACCCTGACGTCATGCGGCAGGATGTGCTGCTCGTAGTTGTATCCCTTGCTCTGCAAAATCTTGACGTAGTGGTCCAGGGCTAGTCCTGAGTTCTCATAGAAGTCTATGATGCGTATCTCTTGGCCTACATACTGAGCAAACCATATCGCTGTGGTATCTGCCATACCCAGGTCCCAGGCCGTGATTACTGACGCCTGCCGGTCATACGGTACAACGGTAATCCTATCCTTGGCCTGCAGCATTTCATGGGCATAGTAGGCGCCTTCTGTGTGTATTAGGAAGTCTCCCTCCCATACATGCGTATATATCTCTGGGCGCTTCTTCTGGTCTTCCAGGCGCTCCAATTCCAAAGGCGCAGGGAACCAGGGGTTGTCTTTCCAATTGCATGAGACAATTTTACAGCTGTCTGGAGTGTTTAGCCTGAATCGTTTGTGGGTAGCCGACTCTTTTGATTCCGGGTTCCATGTCACCCAAATCTCAGATCCATGCTCACGCACCGATGGTATTAGCTTCTGCCAGGCTGACTCAGAGACGCTCTCAGCTTCATCTACATAACACAGTAACAGCCTCGCTTTACTCTTGAGGGAGTCGAGGTTGCGGCGCAGGCCAGAAAACCCGTAGCTAATCTTACCATCCTTGGACCTGATGTATTTTTCCCCAACCTCGTAATAGTCGGCCAGAAACGGCACGCTTGAGATGGCGGCCTTGACCTCTTCCAGGGACGATTCATCAAGGGAGTTGAGATGTTCGCGGGCGCAGAGAATTATACCTTCTCGCCCTTCCATGCCCCACTGGTAGCCCCTGACCGCTGTCATCATGGCAAAGGTTCTAGTCTTACCTGAACCCCTACCACCGTAAGCACACCTATACCTGGCGTCTCCCTGGAATATCGGAATCAGCTTAGTCGGTATCTGTAGACGACTCTGGCGTGACTCCTTCAAGGATGATGTGGGTTGGTCTAAGTGAGTTGTCACTGGAGGTGACGTCTTGCTCGATCTTATCGCTGTATCCATGCTTAGTTAGCATCAATTTAGTTATTGTTGAATTGAAATCGCCCATAAGGCCTGAGTTGACAAGGGTTTTAGCCTGGGTTGCCAAAATTCCCTCTAAGATGTCCGAAAATTCAGTTGATTCATCCCGCCACTTGTAGATAGAAGACCTGGCAACACTGAGACATGCAGCCAGCCCCTCAATTGTGGGTATGACTTCGTTGTGACCAATGTAGCCGCCCCCAGCATATTCCGCTGCAGCAGCCACCACTTCATCAGTTAATTTACTTGGTCTTCCTACGCTCATCCATCGTTATCCCGTGCGCTCTTTCTATTATCCTGGCTACTCTGTACACCACTTCCATGAACTTTTCCTGGTGTGTCGGGTAACCGCTTCTGTCCATCAGGCTCTCTATTTCCATCCTCGTCAAAGGTACAGGGTCCGAATATTCTTTCCCAGTTTCGTTTGAACTCGCCATGAGATATTGACCTCGGTCTTTGGTTCGATCCTTTGCTCATAGAATCACCGCCTTCTTGGTCCTACCACACTTCAAACACATTACCTCTTCGTTGTCTTCGCAACTGTATGGCATGATGTGTATATTTTTGTGACCCTTAAATACGCAGATAATTCTTCTAACTAACTTAACCATCTTCTCTCCCCTTATGTAAAAACCTTTTATCAAATGCTCTTGGTGAGGTTTCAGCTACCTGGGTGCCATCATCATATATCTTTATGGTCCCGCCGGCCTCAAGATAAGCCTGTACATCTTTAGCTATCTCCTGCCGTAGCTTCTCCTTCTCGAACTCCTTCGCGGCTCCTGGCCAACCTGTATCTATGAACATCTGTAGCCTTAATTCTTTGCCCTTCTCTTTTTGCTTTTTCGTAGATTGAGATAAACAGCTTATCTTCAACCCTAGTCTTGTCCAATTTGTACTGTAACTTGTCGAAGTCATTCGAATTGTCCTTGAAAATGACTGAAATTGGAAGACCCAGGGCCTGCATGATCTCTGGACCCTTAGCCTGGCATGAAAAGCAGTAGGCCAGTATCTTATCTCCGACATCTTTAATCGTCATGCTGGGGTTCTTGTCGTCATGTACCGGGCAGCATGCTACATACCCGTCACCCTGTTTCCGTACCTTGTCAAGCCGCTGCAGTATCTGTTCCACTCTTAGCCCTCTTTATTCTTAAGTATGTAATATAATTTTTTACTTCCTGGTCTAGCTTTGTTGCTGGTCTTGGCCAGTTTTCAGGCGGCTCTACCTTAAACTTTTCTTTAAAGGTGTGGTATATAAAACCTCTCTTGTAGCCTTTCTCATGAGCATACAGTTGTAATCCTGCCAGGAACTTCTCTTGTGCCTTTGACTGCTCTATTTTCTTTAGGGTTTGGGTGTCAGTGAGTATCTGCTTGAGCTTGGGTCTTTCGTACCCACACGCGCACTTAACCTTAAACAACCTGGTGCATTGCGGGCAGGTTGCTGGCTCAATCTCTTTGCGCTCCTTTACCAGGCGCTTCTCTTGATAATTCCTTTCACCGGTGTCCAACCTGGATGGTATCAGGTCTTCTGGGAAAGCACCCATCCTGCTAATGTTCCCGGCGTGGTCCAAGTAGATGCCGCGCTCTTTACCTGGTGCGGTCCTCCATACCCTACCAGCCACCTGTATATTTCTAATCAAGCTTTTACTTGGGGTGACATCAATAATTATTTCGATGCCAGGATCATCAAAGCCGTAAGTGCATAGCTTTGAATTGCACATAACCTGGTATAACCCATCCTTGAAATCGTCATAAATTGCCTTTCTCAACTCAGAGTCCATAGTTCCATCAATATGGACAGCTGGAATCCCTGACTCATTGAACTCCAGGCACATCTGTTTTGAGTGGGCTACCGAGGGGGCGAACAACAGCGCACGTTTACGCTGAGATCCGCTGGCCCGCCGGTAGTTCTCTATAATATCACCTGCCAGCAATTTATCATTCATAAGGGTTTTTTCTAATGACTTCTCATCATACTCAACCCCACCACTGGAAAGTCGTTTTAGTTTTACCTGTGAAACATCTGGCGTTCTTCCCCCATAGTAATCTGTAGGTGCCAAGTAGCCACCAGCAATAAGATCCCTGGGTGTTGCCGGCGTTACCAGGCTAGAAAACACGTTGCCTAATGATTTTGTAAAAGGGGTCGCACTGAGACCTATATGCGGCACAGCATTCAGTCGCTTCATTTGCTCTGCCATAGATTTATGGATCGTATGGCATTCATCAATAATCGCCAAGTCATAATCCATTTGGTTTCTTCTAGCTGCGGTCTGAATTGATACAACCTGGATAAGCTTGTCGGGATCATACAGCCAAAACTGATCGCCCTGGCGCACTGAGTAGTCGAGGCCCATCGCGTCAAGAGTATCAGTGGTTTGAGAAATCAGCTTATTGCGATCTACAAAGAAAACACTTCGCTTGTTGTTAGCTGCAGCCCTCCTCATGATTTCACACGCAATGAACGTCTTGCCCATTGAGCATGGTGCAGCCAGGACGGGATTTAAACTTCCTCTTTTAATCTCCGACCGTAACTGAGTGATGGCTTGCTCCTGATGGGGTCTAAGCAGCAGGCTCAAACCAGGTCCCTCTGCCTGTAAATTTTTGTTGACAGTTTACCCAGAGTGTCAGCCTTAAGGGTCTCCCTTGAGCATCCTTCATCGTTGCCGATCTGCGCGTTTCGCATGGCACTGTCCAGGGCCTCTTTTTCTGCGTGGTAAAGTGCGTTGCAAATAATGCGCTGCTCTTCAATAGTAATATCAATCTTCATCTCTATACTCCAGGTCTGCCTCTCGCTCTTGGTGTTCCCAATAGTCTTGGATCTGCTGCTCACTGCTGCCGTATGTTTCCTGCCAATCTCGCTCTAGTTCTGCATATTCATTCATGATGCGAACTCCAAATTGAAAGAGTGGTAAGGCTCTGTGTACCAACCAGCGTCTGCGTTGGCTATCTCAAAACTTGCAGGGATTGCCCACTCAAATGGACCTTCTTCCCAGCTAACGTGCCACACTGCACTGTACCCAAACTCTTGGTTTTCTTTGGGGGTGCGAATAAAAACCTCATCCTCCGATCCACCCATTTCAACCGCCAGTTTTTGTAACGCTTTGTGTAAAGCCTTTGCTGCGCCAGCTTTGGTCTTGTAGTTTTTTGCGTCAAAGTCTATGTTCATCTTATTTCTCCCGAAAGGGGCTATGCACCCCGGTTTATTGTCTTGATCAACTACAGTGTGCAGCCGTTGCGATCAATCCAAGGGCGATTTATTACCTCTGCTGTCTCCAGAACTTCAAGCCCAAACATTCCACCAAAATGTAAGGTTGAGTCGATTTTCTTAGCCACATTCATAGCTTTTCTTTTTGTGTCAGCTTCTACGCGCAATCTGATGTACTGTTTTGTTTCTGGATAATCACCAAAACCATGCTCAGCTGTGTTGCTGTTAACGCGCTTCTGGCCTATTACGAAAAATGTTGTCATTTTGCTTCTCCCGTTTGGCAGACCCTGTGTCTTGCCGATGTGTGCATATTACCAATCTGGCAGAAGAAAACAAGCTTTTTTCATGTTTTTTTATAAATTATTTCTCTGCCTACTGCTTTGTCAAAATTTTTGCAGCTTGGGCAGTACCATCCGGCTCGCGTAGGAGTCACCGGCTCACCGTCCCTGGTAACTCTGATCACCTGGTCCATTATACCGCCGCACTGGCAATTTTTTTCTTTTAAATTTTCCAATACTCCCTCCATTTGTTTTAGGCACAATTCACCCTTTTCCCCCGGAAGGCCATGAGTCGATAGCTACTCAATGGATCCGCCTGACATATGTCAAAGGTCCGTAGACCTGGTACTTAGTCTTCCGTCCAGCCTCGCGCTGAATCGGTCCCCCGCCCACTTCTGTGGGATGCTATCACCTTGCCAGCGGCTCCCTTTCGGGCTTCCGGTTGCCTGTTGTCAGTGGCACGACAGCGCAGGACATTTTGCTGGTTCGGTCTTCACCTCGCGGCAGTTGGTTTTCCAGGTGTCAACTCACCATAAGCCAGAGTTCCGGTCAGGCTTTGCCACACCGAGGGAATACACAATATGTTGTGTTTATGGACGGAAGATCGTACAATATAGACCGTAGACGTCCAGTGAGGGATTTTCCCCTTTCCCCTTGCTGCTTGTAGCCCCCCACACCAGGGGGGTTTTTTTAATGTACTACTTCTTCGCTTATTTCCACACCGCTCATTATCGTTTCAATATCTTGTTCTAAAGTGCGGGCAAGAATTTTCTCCTGAATTGAAGAATCTTGCAACTCCGTTTGCAATCTTATTTTTACAAAACCATCAATCTCTTCAAAAATAATCTCAAGCTTTGCCATTCAACCTCCTGACACCCACCTTGTATCGCAGCTCTTCGCCGTATTCTTTGTGAAGTACCACGCAGGTCATCGTTCTCATAGACTCCGTTTGAGTATACATGGCGTCTGCTGCCCAGGCGTCGTTAGGCGGTAAAACATTCCATCGCTCAAAATTCATTCCACCTAAGTCCAGGGCAAGCTTGCTGTGTAAGTGTCCTGTCCAACAGACTCGATAGGATGTCTCACCCCACTCTTTGCTTAAGTTGGCCGTAATCGCCTCGTAAAGCCTCTGTGGCTGGACCCTATCGCCGTGGTGCATCGTGACCAGGCATTGTCCCCACTTTTTCCACAAGAACTTTGAGTAGTTGTCCACAACAGTGACCCTGGGATCCTTTTCGTAATAACCTTGGAGTAACAGGTTAATCATGAGGGATGCGTCAGGATCATGATTCCCGCGAACATTAAAGATTGTCACATGCTTATGTCTTTTCAGCATGGTTGTGACCATCCGCTTGTAAAGCCGTGCCGCTACCCTGATGACACGCCCAAAACGCCCATCGGTATCCAACAAATTTTTTGAGGCCGGAGTCAAACTGGTTGTGTCGTTTGCGTGCGTAAAATCACCCAAATTTATAAGCCATCCGTGTTCGCTTTTGATTGATTGCGCGTCAACCAGCCTTTCAACGGCATCAGATAGCACTTTTTCTGCGATATCAGTGTCGTAATCATCGCCGCCTGTTTCCTCTGCCCAGGCATACATCCCCAAGTGGTGATCGCCAATCAAATAGCAACTAGCATAATCGCTGTCTGTGCTTTTTGGCGCTTTTGTAGGTTTGTGTACACCACGCATCTCATCAGTGTAAGACTCAACGAATTCGGCCAGTAGCTGGTCAATTTGGCGCTTTTCTGGCTCTTGAATGTGCCACTGGGTAGTTACCTCGCCTTTTGCGTTATAGAGTGTAGAAACCCGTTTTGTGGCAAATCCTGGAGCTGTTGGGTGATTTAAGTCGTATTCTGGCGCGTTTCCACGCACCGCAGCCCTGGCGGCCAAAGCTTTAATATCCCTCCCCACATTTGATATTTGCCTACCCTGGCTGTCGGCAATTTCAGAAACCGATTGACCAGCATCATATTTAGCGGCCAGGTCCATCTGCATCTTTGTCTGCGCATATGGAAATAATTTTACAGTAGCCCTTTTGTGTTTCATGCGCCTATCCTTTTTTCGTGGTAGCGAATTCTTTCTCTGAAATCACTTAGCATTTCTTCGTAGTCTTTTTTGTAAAGTTTCATCGGTAAGCCTTTGGAGTCTAACATGCTTTGCACAAAGTCTTTCCCGTAATAGTCCTGCATCCAAATTGTATAGGCCTGGGACGCCGTTCCATGGCGCATCCCAAACATATTACACCCAGGGCACTGCGGATGGACGTTCTCCTCTTTCAATGCCCAATATGAGCTATGGCCCTTCGGTATGAAGTGACCCCCCTGCATATCTTTGTAGTGGTCTTTCTTTCCACATGAAACGCACTGGACCCAGCCATGATCATCTGCAGCTGAAATCCTCGCCAAAAGTTGCAGCGCCTCTAGGCACTTAGTCCTGGGGGTCTTTTTCATTGCATGTTCATCTCTGCCCGGAGGGTTGCTTGCTTAGTCCTCCAGGTCTCAAATTTAATTTTCAAAACTTCCATCTGGAACTTAAGCTTTAATGCTTTTTCGGTAGCTATTTTTAGCGCATCAATGAGCTCCAGATATTCTTCGTGTGCGTATGCTTCTCTCTCCTGGCCAGCAGTTGTCTTAACGGTCGGCTCAACCATTTTCATAATGATCGCCTTCTTGCTTTTTTTAAACTCAGTCAGGTAAACGCGCTGCGCTTCTGCCTCAGCATACTCACTTGCCATCTTTTCCAGCTCGGCGAACTTTTCGTAACTCATAAGTAATCTCCACATGCTTTTTCACTAAATCACGCAGGTGGGGAGGAACCTTCTCCAAGGCCTCCCTCCTCTGCTCCCTCGTCTTCATCGACAAAATATTCGCTGCATAATGTCTCGGCGCCACTTACTATCTCCAAAATCTTTTCGTTGGTGACAAGCTTTAAAGGCATCACGCCAAAATAAGGATGGTTATCAACAATCGCAAATTTACCCTTGTAAGTTTTGGCCGAAAATTCAGCCTCCTCCAGCGCCCAGGTCCAGGCGCTAAATTGCTGCGTATCATTCATCTCTAGCCCACTCCACAAAATTCTTTATGTCGATATCCAGGGCATTACAAATTTTGTCGCACAACTTTAGTGTCGCATTATCTTTGGAGCGCCACACCGAAACCTGCTGCGGGTAAACGCCCAGTTTTTTTGCCAGGGTGACGTTACTCACCCCAGCATTTATCTGTGCATGCCGTAAAGCTTTTCCGAAATTAACCATGGCGCACCTCAAAAAGGAAGATCTTCATCGAAATCATCTGCTGCAGGCGCAGGCTTCTCTACAGATTCTTTTTCTGTCACTGCCAGAGACATGAACTTTGTGCCTTTTTTGCTTGTCTTCAACCACGCAGAGATCCAGTAATCCACGCCGTTCACGTTGATATCGCCACGATAGTCCGGGTGCTTTTCAGACTTCTTGTCGTTGCGGAACAGTGCGCCTGAGTTGGTGTTGTCATAAGTCATATGGTTACTCCTGATTTATATTTTTTTGATAGCTGCCAATAAATAAGCAGCGCCTGAAACATACCTAGATGCCTGACATGCGTATCCTCTTCCCACACATGGGCCAAGACTATTTCGGTATCATCTCTGTCCACAAAGACAGATATTCTTTTTGGTGTTTCTATTCCTAAGCCAGCAGCATACGCTGACAGCTGCATACCATGCTCGTCATAAACTAGCTTGGCCGGGTCTTTGCCTTCCAGGTTGTCTTTTGTCTTGAAATCGACAACCCACCCATCTGGGTGATAAAGGTCAACTTTCCCGCCATACCCATACTCATGGCAAAAACTATCTTCTGCAACCCAACCATCGGGAATGCCTGTCATGGTCACCAGCTGATCCTGAACAGCAACGTACGTCTTTGAAATAATTCCCCGAGAAAACCCCGACTCAATGTAAGCATGAATCTCGGTTCCTCTTTTTGCTGCTTTAGTGGACTGCTCTTTACCATCCTTTTTGGCACGCTTCATAAAATCGTCTAGGGATTCGTCTTTTTCCCTTGGCAGGGTTAGTGCAGAAAGCAGTGCCTGGTCTATCTTCCAGTTCTCAAGACCTGGCTTTGCGGCAACTCCCATCACACTTGTGACGCTGGGAACGTACCCGTGTTCACGCGCATCTCGGATGGTAGTGCTGCGCTCTCGGCCATTCTTGCCGACAATTGTATATCGGGGATTGCCGTCCTGGTCGTACCAATGGGTTGATTCTTTGATCATTAGAAAGGCGCCCCCAAGTTTTCAATTTCTTGTCTCAGGTCATCGGACAGAGAGTATATTTTGGTGATTTCATTAATCAGATCGTCAGGGATAATATTTCCACTATTAAATAGCTTAATCCACTCATCCCTGTTTGCCGCAATCTGCTTGGCAGTGTACTCAGGCTTTGCTTCCGGCTTGGGGCTTTTCTTTTGCGCTTGTTTGGATTCATTGTGGAACTCATCGGTATCAGCGTCTTTGGTATCGTCAATTGCAAAAAGACCATTTAGAGCATACTTCCTGGCGTAGGATGAAGCTGTGCCGGTCATCTGGCTATCGTCCATACCTTTCTTTTCCTGCGACTCTCTCGCAAAACCGTGAGCAATAAACTTGGTAATCTTGTCGGAGTCAAAAAGATGCGCGGTAGCCTTAACATATGCTTTGCCGGCAATATCAACCACCTCATCTGACAAAATTAAATAAAACCCATGCTCATAAAGCAGTGGCTTCACCGCCTCAAGTATGTCCTCGCAACTCCGGTATTTATATTTTCCAAAGCTGTTGGTACGCGCTTTCGGTACATTCAACTTCTTTTGAATTTCCATCAGGCTCATTTCATCATCCCCCTTTCTTTGAACCAGCTGTTGTTTTTTTCTAACATCTCGGCAGCTGCATAGCCTCTGCCAAAACCGTCTTGATATTCCTGTGACGCAGTAGCAGGGCAATCGTCACCCTTCTGGCCGGCCAGGAATCCGTTTTCCCAATCTTGATTTTTAGGTCCACCGATGAACTCGGCAACTCTTTGTATATTTAGTTCCATTTTTACCTCCCGTGGTTGAATGGAAAGGCGATTATAATGGCTATTTGTTGATTAAACAACTAATTTAAGTATTTTTGATAGCAGGGGAAATTGGTATCATTGTTTTGCAGCAGTACCTCCCGTACCCACCACATGCTGCGGCCCTCGGAGAACCTCTCCTCTCCGGGGGTCACTCCTCTTTTGCAATATCTTTGAAAAAATAGCCGTACAACCGGGCTGATAGGTTTTTTTGCGGAATAATAAGTAGGGGGTTTTACCGCAGACAAATGCGGTTAGTAGGACCAGATGGCGGTGCGGTTGTCAGTGTCCAGATGGATAAATCTAGCATTACCTTTCTGATTGATTCCAACGCCTTTGATTCTGCCGTCACTTAATGCAGTTTTAAGCAGTTCTAAGGCGCGTTCTCGATTTACCCCTATATCAACCGCTAGTCCCCTGGAATGCGCTCCAGGAGTCGATTTTCGGGCTTCTATGGGGTGATTTGGGCATCTGTACCCAGAGGTGATGGGGAAGGGGAACCCCAGGGCAGTTCTGAAGTCCTGGACAGCCTGGAGGATAGATTCTTGCATCTCTGACCCGTCAGAGTCACACCCGCACTTACAGGCGAACTCAGCCAGGGTGAAGTTCTTAAGATTTGCGGTCAACTTGTTTTACCTTTTCAACTGTCCTCATGGCGCCCAACCCTAACATGCCAAGCAAAACCGGCAAAAGGGTTTCCATGTCGATCAAAGGCAGCGCAACGTCATATCCTGCAATTTCCAGAATCATGTTGGTAAAAGGTATCGTTATAAAGTTGCCGGCCATTCCAAGGGCGCAGATCCAACCGATTGCTGGTCTCCATCCTGAGACAAAAAGAGACGGGCTTGCGGCCTCAATCTTATTCACCTCAATCTGAGCCATAACCTGTTCCTGGGTATGCTTCTCAGCCATCGTGGCTATCTCATGCGCCAGGGCGGCCTTTTGGTCCTTGTCCTCGATTACCTTGTCAAGCAGCTGGCTGACAGGACCGATTAACGAGCTTAGATTCATACAACCACGGCCACGACTAAAATTAACGCGAAAGCCGCAATGCCTATAACTAGGTGTTTAGGATCCTGCTCTTGGACTTTTTGCTTCATGTGATTTC